ATCCTGTAATCTTGCCATTGTTACTTCTCCTTTTCTTCCATTATAGCATTTAGCTTTTCTTCCAATGCCTGTATTCGTTTTTCCTGCTTTTTAATGATGTCTTGCAGGTACGGGATCATGCCGATATAGTTGAGGCTTGCCGTTGTTTCCTCGGTTTCGGGTGTAACAAGGTTGGGGAGAATTTCAGCGACGTCCTCGGCAATAAAACCACGTTGGTCTGTTCCCCTTGATTCGTCGATGTAGTCGAAGGAAACCGCATCAAGTAACAGTATTTTCTCTGCGTCCTCAATCGGCTTGATGTTCTTCTTGACCTTACGGCTTGAACTCTGGTCGACCTGTACGCAAGAAACGTGTCCGTTGTAACCAAGCAACATAACGTTTCGATCGCCGTTGGAATTGTAGACGTAGACCATTCCCGCATCTTCATATATCCAATTGGAAACCCTCGTTTGATTGCTCGCGTTGGTGACAGTAACGCCCGCCTTTGAGTAAATGTTCCCCGTTGCGTTGATGTTTCCCGATGTCGTCAAGGACGAACCGGAGATTGCGCCGCCCGAGATTGAACCCGTCGTTGACAACGAAGTTCCTGACACCGCGCCCGTAGATGCAACCGCACCAAACGAACCTCCTGTTATCTTTCCCGATGCCGTAATGTCACCGCCAAAGTTAGCGTTTCCGTTAGAACCGTCTAAAACAATTTTCAAAGTTCCTGACGAGTTGTAAAGATATAACAAACCGCCGTTTGCCGTAACAAAAAGGTTTGCGCGTCCTGTTGCCGTTGAATCGTTCAACTGTAACGCGCCGCCCTGTGCATACGGGAACAAATAACCCATTTCGGTTCCATTGTCCGCGTTTATAATCGTGAACTGATTTTTGGCTTTGAAATAGTTTGATGTAACCTTTCCGTCATTTGTGATTTGAAGGTTGGTGGCATTTACGCTCAACGTGTTTGATGTAAAGGCAATCGTTCCCGACTGAATCGTTATCGAATGTGTGTCGGCGGCAAACTTCGTTCGAATCTCCGTGTTCCCGACTTTCGTTGCTAATCCCGTGTCGGTGTAATTGTTCGCAGATGTTAAAGCATTATTTGCCTTGTTTGTTGCGTCCGTTGCGGCGGTTGAAATCGCCTCTGACTTCGCGTTATTTGCTTTCGTCGTTGCGTCCGATGCCGCCGCATTGATCGCGTTGTTCTGGGCGTTGTTTGCTTTGTTGGTTGCATCGGTTGCCGCCGCACTTATTGCGGAAGATTCCGCATCGTCTATCGCGTCACCAAGTCCGACATATTCACCGCCGATGTAAAGTTCGGCGGCGTTCAACTTGCCTTTAAAGACCGCGTTTCCGCTTGCGTCCAACGTGAACTGACTTGAATTGACAACAAGACTGTTGGAATCAAAACGAATCTGTCCCGAATCAATGAGAATGGACGACGAGCGATTGCTCATATCCGTTCCCATTTTGCCGTTCAATTGTGTATTGACCGTGCTTGTGTCGGCTTTCAGTAAGATTGCGCTTGCGTTCTGTTGAATCAACGTGCCTTGCGTCGTGACCGTTCCTGATAAGGAATTAAAATCGGTCTGCGTTACCCTTGCGGAAATCTCGTCCGACAAGACCTGGAATTGACTTGAAATTGCGTATGGTTTATACAATGCCGATTCGCCAATCAACTTGACGTTGTTCGCGGCAATAATCGTTATGTCGTTTCCCGAATAGTCTTGAATCGTGACGTATGAATAGTCTTGCATCGGTTCTTCGTTGACGTCGGCAATGCAAACGCAACGAATCGTCCCGCCGTAGTCTGCGGAATCCCTCGCAACCGTAATTGAATCCGTGTCCGACGCAAGTTCCGTCACGCCTGATTCCTTTACCATATACCAAGTAAAGATCGAATTATACAAAGTCGTAACGTCGGTCGACAGACCTTTTATCAGGTGCGCCGTGTATGTGACATTGGCATTCGTTCCGTCGTCGTCATTGTCTATTGCAAGCCACAGACCGTCGGCACCCGAAGGGCCTTGAATACGTCCGACGTTCTCCCAAGAACTCGTCTGCGTATTCCAAACGACCAAGTCGGTTCCGACCAAGTACGCATCGCCCGCAGAACCCGTCGGGTGCGCGGCGATTAAGTCCGCCATTGTGTCGTAATTGCCCTTGATTTCAAGTCCCGCGCCGTCTTGACCGTCCGTTCCGTTATTACCACGGACGGAAACACCGTAACTTGTATTGCTTTGACCGTTCGCGTATGTGTAAACGGTTTTCGACCATAAATAAGGTTGTTGTTCCGTCGGTTGTGTCGGTTGTGACAAAGGGAACGTCGAAGGAATCGTCGTTCCCGAATTGCTCAATGCGTAAGACGTGACAACGGAAGTCTGAACAAGACTGTCAAGGGTTGATTCGACGTCCTCTCCGTTCAATGTGATTGACGGTGCGGTAATCGTTCCCGCGTCCAAGTCGATTTGCAACTGATTGTTTGTAGATGCAATCAGACCCGTTCGAACACGATTGCCCGCCATAGTTCCGGTTGTCACGAAGTCGGCGACAATTTCACCGTTTGCGGTCATTGCAAGACCGTATGTTCCCGCATATCCCGTGGACGAATAACCAAGACCGTTCTTATTCCACCGCCAAACCTTTGTTGCCGTGGAAATGTCGTTTGTGTCCATTATCAGGATTTCGTCAGGTTCGCCGTCGTTGTCGGAATCGTGAATGACGACATAACCGCCAAGATTTCCCGTAATCAGTTTCGTTGCCCTGTCGACCGCCTGTTCGACCATTGACGATGTCGGTTTCAAGGCAACTTCTTTCTGTTGTTCAAGTATTGTGTCCGTGATGTTGGTTCTGGTGTCGCCGAACGTTGTTGATGTGTAACGTTCTTCGAGAACGTCCCAAACGGTTTCAATACATTTGGTCGTTGCGGAGATTCCCAACGCCTCGAAATAAATATGCACCGTATCGCACAGATCGACGCGGTCTTGAATGCTGCCCAACTGTACGAAATCCAATGTGATTGAATTCTTAACGGTGACAAGGTTGTTATTATTGACGTAGTTTGTCGCAAGGTTCGCCAACTGCGTTGCAATCGGTGTCGAACTTTCAAAGTCGACATCACTTGAAAAGTCAATGGACTTGTCCCTTGAAACATCAAGAATCAATCCCGTTGAAACCTTCGTTCCTATCGTCAGGAATCCGTCTGAATCTATGCAATACGGAACAACGCCCGTGCAAAGATTTTCCATATCCAATTCCTGTGACAAGTCGATAAGGTTTTTTCCATACGAAATGCGAACGCCCCTGTCGGAACCCCTGTTCTGTTTAAGGGTTGCGGTGTAGTTGTCATATTTCCATTCACCGCCGAAAATATCCAACAGACTTCCCGCCTTGCCTCCGAACCAAGAACGGACGGACGACGGTTCATTGATTGCGAACGTGTGCGACGAATTGATGTCAGTTGTTATCGTAAAATTGTCCGCCTTTGCTTGTAAGACGGAACAGGCGGCAACGCAAGAACCCGCAGAACCGGAACTGATAATCTTTCCCGACAGATCGTAACTGATATGTTGTGCGTTGACTTCGAATTGTCCGTTGATAGTCTTTCCGACCTTGTATATTCTGAACAACTGCGGATTGTCGGTGAAATTCGGTTTTGCTTTGATAATACGGTTCGGTTGGATTTCGCTTGCGTGAATTCCGTTTGCCGTGTATGTCAACGACAATTCAAATCCGCCGTTTCTTTGTTCCGTGACCTCCGCCCTTATCGCGTCCGACAATGCCCCGATTCCGTAATTGTTCGGAACGGAACCTTCGGTGACTGTTGAATATAGAATCGGAATCATAATTCAGACCTCAAATCGTGAAATATCGTGGTGTTATCTTGACCGTGGTTGGACTTCCCGTTATTGCCACCGTGTTTGCACCTGACGGCATAACAGGGAACGAACCTGTTATCTTGTCGTTCCTGTTTTCTGTCGCTAATCTGTATGCGTTCTGTGCGTCACAATCTATGTAGATATAATCTGTGACCGTTGCGGAAATCGTCTTTCCGCCCAACGTGATTCCGAACGTTCCCGAACCCGCAATGTATATCAGGGGTTTTGCCGTAAACTTTGTCGGGTTATTAAGTATTGTTCCGTTCGTGACCGTCACTTCGGTTTTGCCTGTTTTGAGGAACCGTTCTGGACGACAAGTAAAATTCAATTCCGCCTGTCCGTATTGCATCATATTGTTTGAGAACGCATCACCGCCCGAATAATAAGCAAGTCGGAAGTAATCAGGTTCGAAAGAATCTTCCAATTCCTTATATCCTGATTTGGAATTCAACCACGCCGTAATTGCGGAAACTCGGTCGGATAATGTACCCGAAAGGACGCCGCCCGAATCTTCTTCGGTTTCTTCGGCAACCCAAACGTTATATGTCCGCACAACGTCCTCGAATGCGTCCTGTTGCATCACGATCGAACCGTTGCGGCCTATAACGTTGTAAACTGTCTGTTTTCTTTGGGGTTTATCAAAGACGGGAGATTCGCCAACGACAATGCCATAGTTGGTCGAATTCTCACCGTCCCACTTTATCAGTCCTTGACTGTTAAAGCCATTAAAAAAGTTAGGCATAGATTGCCCCCTTTCTCCGCGTCATTTCTTCAAGTATCAATGCAACGCGATTGGCAATGTCTGTTTCACTCTGCCCCTGTGCGGCGTACACGTTCACCGTAATTGCGCCGCCGTTGAATGTGGTATTATTTCCCATTCCGTCCGCGCCGACGCCGTATGCGCTAACTGTGGCGGTCATATTGCCCGTCAGGTTGTCCATACTGCCGACCATATCCAATCGGACATCGTGCATTTCGTCCTCGAACCCTTCGCCCAAACCTTCGGCAAGGAATCCGCCAATCTTGGCGAACTCTTTTGACGGGGACGCAATGCCGAAAACGGATTTGATCGCAGACAGGATTTGGTCGCCCATTGCGTAAATCTTGTTTTTGACCCATTGGATTTTGTCGGAAATACCATTCCACAGACCTTCAACCAAGTTCCGACCGATTGAGATTACTTTGTTCGGAAGTTCCTTGATTGTGTTAATAACATTGTTGACAAGGTCACGAACCTTGTTCGTTATGTTCTGGACTTTATCGCGAATGGTATTGAATGCGTTTGTAAATCCGGTTTTAAGGTTGTTCAACCAATTCGTAAAACTGTTCTTGATGTTGTTAATCAGGTTGGTAATAAAATTCTTGACGTTGTTTCCCCAATTCGTGACCGTCTGAATAATATTTGCCAATGCCTGTGCGACTTTCTCGCGGTTAAGTCCGAAGAAACTTGCAATCGTTTGTAATATGTTGTCCGTAACTAAAACAACCTGTTTTACGATTTCGGGCAATGCCTCCGCCAATGCGACAACCACCGCACCGACAACGACCAAGACGGCATCAAGAATCAATTTGACGTTCTTTGCGTCCGTCAATGCCATTGCAATTTCGGTGATAATGCGCACGATTGCGGGCAACAGAACAGGTAAAAGAACGGCAATCTGATTGACGATCTGTGATGCCAATTCAATCAAACCGTTCACAAACTTTGTTACGTTGTCGCCCTCCGACAACCAGGTCACGATTGATGTTATGAATTCGCCCAAACCCTCAACGATTACGGGCAACGCCTCGAACAAGGCATTCATTATTCCCTCGATTCCCGAAATTATTATTGGCAACATATCGGGCAACATACCCGTCACGATTGTTACGGCTTGGATAAGTACGCCAAAAACGGTTGATACGATTTGGGGTAACATCGGCGCAAATCCTGACAATAAAGAGGTAATGATTGTCTGCGCCAAACCCAAGAACTGCGGTGCAAGTTGTGTAATATTAGTGATTACGGATTGCAAACCGCTTTTTATCTGTCCGATTCCCGAACCGTCACCCGAAAAGACCTTCGCCAATCCGTCCATAACGGTTGTAATGCTCGGAAGGAAATTGGACATCATATTCTTTTTCAGACCGTCCAACGCGGTGTTCATATTTTGCAATGAATCCTGATATGCGGCGGCATCTTTGACCGCCTCGTCGGACATAACGCCGCCCAGATCGTGAACCTGTTGTTTCAACGCCTCGGTTTCTTCCGCAGTCATATTGAATAAGGGTGCCAATTCAACGGCACCCTTTCCAAGTAATGAATTCGCAAGATTCAGACGTTCCGATTCGTCCGTCACGCCTTGCAATGCCGAAATGGTCGCATTCCAAGTTTCTTCGGGCGACATTGCCGCCAACTGTTCCTCGGAGATTCCCAATGCGGCGAACGCATCGTTGTTTTCCTCGGCGGCAAGGGTCAATTTTTTCATTGCGGTTTTCATTCCTTCAATGGAAGTTCCCGCATGTTCAAGAATGAACGACCATTCCTGATAACCCGTCGCAGACATATTCATTTTCTGGGATTCTTTGTCGATCGCGTTTCCCAACTCGGAAACATCGTTTGCCGCATCAATGAATCCTTTTCCCATTGCGACTGCCGCACCTGTTGCCGCCGCCATTGCACCCGCAATGACCGCGCCTGTGGTTTTCAGTCCCGCCGCCAATGACGCACCAAACGTCTTTCCTGACGATTCGCCCGCCTCTTTTGCGGCGGGTTCGGTGACTGCGCCCAATTCTTTTGAAATTGTCGCCTGTGACCCTTCCATTGTCGGAACGATTGTCACATACGCCTTTGCAACCTCAATTCCGTTTGCCATTGCGTTTCTCCTCAAACCATTTTTCAAGTTCGTTCAAAGGCAATGCGCCTTTCCCGATTTTTTTATCGTTACCCTTCCTGTTCGGTCGCGGGTAGGGTTTTATTCTCTTTCGTTTACCACCGCGCAGATTGGCATTTATGACTTGCAAAAGGTCGTAAATGTCCGCCAACAAAATGTTGGTTTGCAAGGTGTTTTCCCAACCCGTCGACTTTCCCAAATCGCGGGCAAGGGCAGAACCGGAATCCAAATTCCGTATAAACGAATCAAGGGCGAACCACGAAAGTTCGCCCCCGACATCGTCTAATGAATAATTAGTTCTTGTCAGAAGGTCATATGTAATCGCCTCGCAATGTTCTTCTGCGAAACTTGCAAGGCTTATGATTCCCCCAACTCGTCCCCGTTTGCTTTGTTCCAAGCCTTCGCAAGTTCGGTCAATGCGGAAATCGGCAGATTGTCCACCACGTCCGCGTCGATGTATTCCTTGAAAAACTCAACGAATGCGTCGAACTGTTCTTCCGTGCTTTTGCTTGTAAGTTTCATTAGTCCCTTTGCCTTTTTCAAAGGAAGGGATTTTGCAAGCGGGATTTTGTATGTCTTGTCCCCGATCGTAACGACAAGGACTTCAACGTTTGTGTTTAAATTAAGTTCGTTAGGCATAATCGGAACTCCTTTCAGTTATCAGGACGTAATCTGTCCGTCGTCCTTTGCAAACGTCCAAGATGCCGCCTCGATTGTTGCCTCCCAAACGATTGCGCTTGTGGGTGCAAACGAAATGTCGGAAACATCACGAACGATTCCCTTTGTCGTGCCAACGAACATCATATCGTCGCCGTCTTTCATAAGGAAAAGGAACGCTTTTGGTGATGCGCTAACACCTGGGGCAACGGTAACGGACGTGATGTTGCCTGTGCTTGATGTTGCGGCGGAATAACTGACGTTAGATGCGCCAAAGATTGCCTCCAATGTTGCCTTGTCGGTGTACATTAAAGGCGCGGTAACTGTTCCGCCCTCGTCGGACGCAGTAAGTCTTTCGGTTTCCTTTGCCCAATTTCGGAGGGGTTCGGAATCCTTACCTGTTGCCCAAGTGATGCCGTCTGATGTGATCGCGCCAATGGACTTCCAATCGGAGGAAAGGTTAGAAAGGGGACTTGACGGCAAAGCGGTTCCCGCCTCTGCCATATAGACCATACCTGTTGCAAGACCAATTCCGAGATTTACATTATTTGTTGCCATAATGGTATAACTTCCTTTCGTTAGGATTCGTCAAGATTGACGATTTGTTTATGCGCAAGGACTGTGACCGTTGCCGAACACAAACACAAGTCAGGTCGGACGGGGTCATTGCCCCAACTCATTAGATTTTGTTCAACGGAGAATCGCAGATTCCCTGTCTGTTCTTTTGTTTTCTGTTCAAGGATTCCAAGAGCAACGGACAACAGTTCCAACGCATCGGCGTTTTCCTTTGCCCGTGACGACAGACGCACCAGAAATGAATCAATCTCGTTTTCCGTCGTCCCGCCCATAAGTTCGACAAGGATTGACGGTGTCGTGAAGTTTTCGGGCAACGGGCGAACGTATGTCGTGACATATTCCGCCAACGCAGACCTGATTTCTTCCTCGATGTCAACTGATTTCAAAATGTTCATAATACCGCCCTCGTCAATGCGCCGTCCTCGGTTTCTGCCTCGACCGCCTTTTTATCTGCCGTCGTGACCCAACCAATCCAACGCCTGTTCTTGTACCTTGCCGACTGTTCAACGGACTTTGTGAATCCTTTTCCGCCCCGACTGTTGTTCGCGTTTGCCCTGTCGCAGATTTGGTCTGCGGTTTCTTGAACAAGACTTCGCGTTCCGTCAGAACGTAGGATTTCCCCGAAACCTTCGCCGATGAATTCAATCCGGATTTCGCTTGCCATAATTCAACCCTCCCAACGAATCAGGTTTAATTGAATGTTTGACCGCGTAAATGCACCCGTCCAAATCCTCGGTTCACCGTTGATTTCGTATGTGTTCCCGTTGAATTCGACGTGGTCGCCCGCTTTGACGTCCGTTCCTTCGGGGACGTATGCCGTCCAACCGTCAGACAATCCGAGAACCCGCCCGTCAAGTGAAAGGCTTGTTGATGCGGGTTGAACGGAACAACCGTTCACGGTCGTTGTTTTAACTGCGTTCGGCGACCAATCGGGGACTGTTGAACCTCTGATTGTCTTTGTCCCCGCCCTGACAATCACTATTGATTGTTTCGCGAAAGACGGCAACATATCAGAACACCCCCTTAACACGGTAAGGATTCAAAACTTCCTTGTTATCGTCAGGCAACGCCGTTGAACGGGTATTGCCCGCCCAAGTCGCGTTATACGTTACGGAAACACCGCCCGCCGCCTCCGATGTGATGCCGTAGGAACTCGAAACGGCGTGTGTAACACGATGCGCCGTTAATTCCTTGATTGCGTCCATTTCGGTTGCGTCGATGCCCGCATTGTAAACGATGCGGATTTTAGAACGTCTGTCGATGCTGCCCACGTCGTAGATTCTCAAAAGGCCTGACGAATCAAGGTCAAAATCCGTGACGGAATCACCGTGCCATTCATTATCAACAAAAGAACAGTTCAAAAGAATTGATGTTATCCCCGAAACGAACGTTGCGGGTAACTGAATAAGAAGGTCGGAACCGACGAAACAGTCGCGCAAGTCGACGACACGATAGACCATTTCACATTCCAAGTTCGGGTAAATATGCCAACCGCAATAATTCTGGATTGCCCTTGTTGCGGAATGGATATTCGGTTCGATTCGAACGTCGCCCGTGTACTTGTTCGCAGTAAAATTGTTGAATTCGGTTGTCGTCAGAAAGTCGGTGAATGCGGTTGCGGTTGTAAGTTTATAACCCCAAGTCGTGTTAATCATTTGTTGCCAACTTCCTTTCTTGACTTATTCGAAACCCTCTTTGCCTTTGCTTTTGGCTTGGATTCCGTTTTCGGTTCGACTTTTTCTTCGGTCTTTTTCTTCGGTTCCGGTTCAACGTAACCTTTCGGCGGTTCATTCAACCAAACCTGACGACCGTTGACGTTGTAAATCTTCATCGGTCAAACCTCCTTTCTTCAAAAATGGGTAAAAAGGGGACGGCGGTTGCCCGCGTGTCCCCTTTCGTTCACTTATCAGGAACCCGAACCCTCGGTTGCAAGAAGGACAACGCCCTTCAAGTCAACGACTGCGGTTGCAAGGCGAACCTCTGCGCGGAGAGTAACGCGGTTGTAAAGGAAATCGTCCTCGTTCTCTGCGGCGATTGCAACGTCCATTCCGCCCTTTCTCCAAGTCTTGACTGCCTCCCTTGCGGCAACAAGCGCGGTTCCGCTTTCAACTGCGGAAGATGCGTAGATCGGAACGCCCCAAATTGCGGAAGGAACGCCATATGCGCCGTTACCGTATGCGCCGACGAAATAACCACCGCCGTAATACTGTTTGTTGGAATCCTTTGCGGTCATAAGAGTAACGATGTCGGCGGGGTTGAGAACAACAACAGATGCGTCGTATGCGGAATCATTCTTGACCTTCATAATTGCATCAAGGATTCCGTCTGCGAATGTCTTTGTTGTGCCGTCATATGTTGCGGCACCGATGCCTACTGTGGAACCAACGGCGTTGATAACGTATGCGTCCTCTGCCTTGCCTAACTGATGCATAAGAGTATTCTGAA